GAAGCGGTTGACAACACTCAGTTCCCAATCGTAACAGGCGCTTTGCTATCCAAGAAAGTTTTGGATGCGTACAACTTGGCTACTAAAGTTGGTGATCAACTTTGTTCCAACATGCCATCGAACAAGCAAATCGATCGCGTTCCTCGTTTGAACCTGACTGGTAATTTAGCCGCTGTTAAAGCTGGTATGAATTACAACCATAGTGCAGACATCGAAGAGCAGTACGTGTCTATCGGTGGTCAGAAATATGGTGAGATTCTGGATATCACAGAAGAAGCCATCATGTTCGATCAAACCAATACATTACTTCGTGTAGCCGCTAGCATTGGTGAAGACGCTGCTATGTTCCGTGAAGAGATGATTCTGAAGACTGTTCTGGATCTCACAAGTTACAAAGCGTGGTATCCTGCGAATTCTCAGGTTGATCTCTATAGTACGGACACTACCGCTCCCCATACGTACAGTAATTTGATTACTAACGCGTTGGCAGATCATACCGATGTCAATGCTGCAGTTCTTACGTTTGTACCGATGAGGAACTCTCGCAATCGTCCAGTCAATTGCGTTCCAAAGACGCTTTTGATTCCTCAGGCATTACTGATGCTCGCTGGTACCATTATGAAGACTCCGGTTCAGGTAGGTACGTATAACAATACGCCTAATCCGTTCCACAATGCCTTCAATATTGTTACCTCACCGTATTTGGATAACGAGTCTTCCATTATATGGTTCCTTGGTGACTTTGTGAAGCAGTTCGTGTGGAAGGAAGTAATTCCGCTGCAGATACTGCGACGTGGTCAGGATTCGGAAGAGGGTTGGGCACGTGATCTAGCTGCATCGTTTAAGGTACGCTTCTATGGTACCGCTGCTGCTCTGGATTACATGTATGTCGTGAAGTCAACTGGTGCAGCTTAATAGGGAGAAGTAGCATGGCTACTGACGCTGAAAGATTAACCGCAATCAATGTACAAATCGATGCTCTCATTGCTAGTCCAGAAGTGGACTACACTGAGGGTGAGGTTACCGTTAAAGCTAGTCAAAAGCTCTCTCAGTTAATGAAGCTGAGAGATGCTCTGACTACCAATGCGACTCCCGATTTGGAATTGCTGACTTTTGATGCAACACAAATTACATAGAGGATGTTATGTTAGGTAAACCAGGTTTTAGCTTAGGTACTTCGTCAGGTGTGGTAGCCCCTACGGCACCAGACGGATCAGTGATGACAGGTCAATTTAGATCTGACTTAGGTACTATCTTGGCCTCGTGGTCCGAAGCACTTACCGTAAAACGGCTTACAGCTGAGTATGATAGCGTAGGTAGATTAAACACCTCCTCTGCATGGGAAACTGCAGCAGCTGTGAATGGTGATTGGCAACCTCTAAGTGGTTCCGCTATACAAGAGGAACAAGGCTTGGACGTTAAAAGTGACGCCCAAGCGTTTGTTCCCTCTGGTACAAATGTAGTAGCGCACGATAGAGTATATCGTGCAGATGGTACATTCGAATATGTAAATTACGTACAGAAACATCGAGGGCATTATCTAGTGCGTTTGACTAGAATTAAGGCATCATAAGATGAGTAAGAGAAGTGCATCCAGATCGAAGCATAAGCACTCCGGTAGCTATACCGTAGGGCAGGCTGAAGTCATAGCTAAACTCACTAAAGACATACCCTTAAAGGTACAGCTGAAGTGTAGGGATGCTGTGGGCATGGCTTGTGAGAGTGGTGCGAATCACGCTCGTGCAGATCATGGATTGAATGCTCACGCTCAAGCTCGCTTTTCATCGGAGACAGGTATTCTGGTGCAGAGTATAACGAGTGATGTGTTGCCTATTGATACGGATAAAAATAAAATTACAGGGTACATTGCAGCTAACACGGATTATGCCTATTGGGTAGAGATGGGCACCAAGACTAGTAAACCCTATCCGTTTATGTACCCAGCTCTGTTGGTAGCAAATACCTACCTTCAATTAAATCTCAAACAATTGTTATAGGAGTATGACATGATTATAATGTGGACAGGAACCCAGACACGAGAAAATTCGTATGGAACGTTTGAAGCTAATAAGCCTCAAACAGTACCGGATGCCATTGCCAGAGAGTTACTCACTAATAACCGATTTGTAGAAGTATCTGCAGACGGAGAACTTGGTGCACAGGCAGTAGAACGCATTGCAGCTACTACACCTGTGATTAACGATGTGTTGAAACAGATGCACGCTTTGGAAGATAGCAATGCTGATTTACGTTTGCAGCTTGCTAAGTATGAAGAAGCGGAAGCTAGTGTAGACGCCACCCCAGCAGAAGATGATGACTACACTGAGACAGTGGAAGGCTCTCCTGAAATTCAGGAAGATCCTGATGCTGATGTGGAGACCGAAACTAAACCAGATGCACCAAACAATGTAGATGCGTACTAGGGTATAACCCATGTCAACAATGCAAGAACAATTAGTTGCTGCTTTACAAACTGATGCACAGTCGGCTATGGCAGGTACTTTAGGAGTCCTATTAGCTCAGGCCTCTACGGATCCTTACGGAATATACTTCCATGGACCTCCTAAAGTACCTACCTATCCGCTGGTAACGCATTACCCAGTAGGTGGTATGGGTGAGAAACCTGAGATTCTATTCCATATGATCACAGCGTATGGCTCAGGATATGCAGAGATACTTAATCGTATCAGAGCTCTACTCCACAGGCAGACTGCTGTATTTGAAGGTGCAACGGACTTCCATGTTGTCAGCATTAAGCATGTATGGACTAGTCCAGATGTGATCGATGTTGAAGCGGAAGAGTATACCCAATCTCACAGATATGAGATACAGGGTTGGAGAAGATAATGGCAGGCAAGACAATTTTATGGCTAACAGATAAACCCAATGCGTGGGCATGGACTAATCAGATTAGAGCACTGGCTAGCAGAATGACTCATCATTCACATATCGTATTTACGGTATTTACTAATCCAAGTGAGAATGTCCTCAAATTAGAAGAACTATTGAGCGACATAGACTTTGATGCTATCTACTGCTGTCATCCAACGTACATTAGGTTAGTTAAAGCAGCTAGTGGTGACGTTTCTAAGTGTATCATACGCTTAAGTGGATGGAGGATATTTAAGAATGCATACGGTTGTATCCTTACAAAACTTTCATAATTGGTCGTGGGTATGCACTTTGCAAAGTTTACGTGAGCGCTTAGAGGCTAACTACATCATAGATGAAGTAGTAAAGGAAGATATTGAAAAGTTCAAATCGTTAGAGCCACAGGCAGATCTGATACTAACTCAGAATGTGGATTCTATTAACTTGGTAACCGATAAAAGCAAGACTATAGCAAGAATAGGAGGGATTGTCATGGCAGGACAAACCCCAGATCAATGTACAAGATATGATGAGCATCTACAGAGTGTTGGAGCAGTAGTTGCTACTAGTGATGAGTTGGCAGAAATAGGTAAGAGGAACAATCCTAATACTCGTGTAATTGCCAATGGTGTAGACCTGGAGGTTTTCCATTCTCATCATCAAAATTTCAGAGATCCTGAACGACTAGTATTTGTATTGGGTTTCGTAGGTAATATAGCCACCGCTCCATACATGGACTATAAAGGGTACACCCATATAGTGAATGCACAAATGAACATGCCTCTAACCACTACGTTAAAAACAGCCTTGTATGGTTCTAACCAACTACCGCATGCAGACATGCCTGCTTTCTACAATAGCATCGACTGTTTGATTAGCGCTAGTGTAGGCGAAGGATGCTCTAATGCAATCACAGAAGCATTGGCGTGTGGTGTTCCCGTTCTATGCACTAAGGTTGGCTATCATGGTGAGCATTTGACGGATGGTGTCAATTGTCTCTTCATCGAACGAGATGCTAAGGACATTCAAGCTAAGGTGGAACGATTGATGGATAGTCGTCCTTTATGGAGACAGTTGTCTATCAATGGTCGTAACTTTGCCAAGCAACATCACGACATTGACATCATTGCAAAACAGTATGAGGAGGTGTTCGAATGTGTACGACAGACAAAGTAAAACTAAAGATTGCATGGATAGACGACGAACCTAATTGGGCTTATGATATTTTAGCTAAATCGTTAGCATTGTACCTTCCCGAATACAATCACAAAATATGCTACACTAAGGCTACTCCTCGTGAGATTATAGAGCTGGCGGTTGAGCAGTCTGATATTGTTGTATATATGGTTCCTACGCTCTTAGATCGCTATGACCGAAGAGATCGTACTGTTGTCTTTTTAGACGGTTACAGAGCGTTTGAAGTAAACGAAAACGGATTCAATCACGCATTAACAAAGGCAAGTGCAGTTGTAACTACGAACGCTCAGCTAACAACTAAAGCTGTTCAGACTGGGGCTAGCGTGTATTGGATTCCTAATGGGATGAAGCTACCACCTAAACGTTTACCCAAGAGACATACGCCATTTGTAGTAGGCTTTGCTGGTAACGTGTCCAAGCATACTCATGCGGAGTATAAAGGTATTAACATTCTTAAGGATGCTATTGCCTTACATAAGGATGGTGATGTGGTTCTCCAACTAGCAACCTATGGTGACAAGCAGTTGCTCCCTGGCAATATGGGTAGCTGCTTCTATGAGAGGATTGACTGCTTGGTATCTCTTAGTCAGAACGAAGGTTGCTCTAACGTTATCATGGAAGCTATGTCCTATAGCGTTCCTGTGATTCAAACAAGAGTAGGCTTTCATGGTGACATGTGTATACCTGGTTTTAATAATGCTCCTGTGGTAAGAGATGCAGGTGTTGTAGCTGGTGCTATCGATCGCTTAAGAACTGATAAAGGGTTTTACAATAGTCTAAGTAGAGGCGGAAGAGCCTTTGCGGAACAGCATCATAACATAGCTAAAGTGGCTGAAGAGTATAGGGGGATGTTCAATGCGATCCTTCAATAGATATCTAGATGAGATATACAAATTCGATGACACTCGTTTCAGTAGCCATCCTATTCTTTTGGATCTGGGATTCTGCGAAGGTCAATTTGCAATACCGTTCCTTCAACGATACGGAGGATCGATGCATGGTTATGAGGCTTGTTTTGAAACTATGCAACGAGGTAACCTCAAGCTAGTTGAGGCAGGATTTTCCGTTACTTCTCGTTTGATTAATTGTGCTGTAACCTCTCACGGTAAGCGAACACCATTTTATGGTTCAGATAAGCCTCTAAGTTCATCGGTCTATGCGGAGGATGCTAGAGGATTATGTAAGAAGAAGTTGATAAACTCCATGACATTGCAGCATATACTAACCTCTAACATACTGCGAGAAGTATCTATCGATTTACTAAAGATGAACATCGAAGGTGCAGAGTGGACAGCACTACCGACTACTCCAGTCATTGCCTTTCAACATGTGCAGCAGATGGTTATAGAGTTGCATCCTGAATCAGCAGCAGTTACAGACCTAGATACTCAGTTTGCAGAGATAACAAACCACCTCAGACACGGTGGCTTTCAAGTACAGGTAGCTCCGAAAGATGCACCTTCGGATTGCTTAAGATTGTGTGTGCATAGATGATACCTAAACTAATATCAATCATAATGCCGGTGTACAACAATGCTAAGTTTCTAAAAGAAGCAGTGGATAGTATCATAGCACAGACATATGCGAACTGGGAGCTCATCTTAATCGATGACGGCTCTACAGACGAAACTGGTCAAATCATGCTGGACTATACGCAGCAGGACGAACGTATATTCGCTTGGATCAAGGATGTTAATGGTGGCCTAACTCATCGCTGGAATGATGGCATGGAGAAGGCCCAGGGTGAATTTTTCGCGCGCATGGACGGAGATGATACTATAGATATCCACCGCTTTGAGCGTCAGCTCGAGTTATTTGACAGCGAGGATGTAGGCTTTGTAGGCTGCTGGGGACGTACTGTGAATCAATGTGGTCTTCCTAAACCAGGGTATATAGAATCTAACTGTTTGACTCCAGATGACATGCTGGAGCAGCTGTATCCTAAACAGCATTGTATGATCGATGCATCCACCATCTATCACAGACGTGTCTATGAGAAGATTGGATTTTATGATCCTCAGTTCTATCTAGCACAAACGTACAATTACAATTTAAGAGCTCTGCAGTACTTCAGAGGTAGAGTAGTTGAAGAAGAGTTGTACATTCGGCGAGAGCATCCGAATGCTACAGGTTTTACAATGCGACATACGCGAGGTATGGATTGCATAGAGAATGCTCAACAACGTGCAAAAGACTTTCCAATAATCAAACAAAGATAAAGGAGATTGATAATGGCGAAGCAAACCGACAAGGTAACACTAGGTAATGGTGATCTCTATCTTAATAATATTGAGGTAGGCCATCTAAAGGGTACGGTTGAATTTACGTACGCGTGTGAGCGGACGGAATTTAAACCAGCAAACACATTGGGTGTAGTTAAGCTCTTCAAGATTAGTGAAGTAGCAAAATTAAAAGCTTCCGTAGCGGAGCTTCGTTTAGCCAATGTACGTCAGGCAATGGGTGCGAGTACTACTATTCAAAGTAGTACATCCTTCCCGGCTTATGATCCTAGTTTATATGTTCCACCGAATAGCTTCAGTGCGGATGTATTGACTTTTGGTGGTGATAAGACTGTGGAAGAGTTGCCTCTGCGTTTCGAGCATTCGCGTCCTGACACAAGTCAGAAGTTTATCATCATTCTGTACAAAGCAGTTACAGATAGTGATATGCTCTTACCATTCAACGAGGATACTGTAAGTATCAGTGATATCACCTTCCGCGGTTTGAACGATGCAGATCGTGCTGCAGGTGATCAGATTGGTGTATTAATCGAACAGGTTCTAGGTTCAACTAGTTAGACCTAAATCATACTAACTCTTAAGGAGAGTGCAATGCCAGAGCAAGATATAGTAACAGATGCAGCGAAAGATGCTGAAGTGGTGGTAGCCGCGACAGATGCAGCCGAGATGTCTAATGAACGAACGGAATTGATTTCGGGTGTGTGGATGGAAGCTAAGTTAACTGTAGAGTCTGCAATGGCTCTGGAAACGAGATTCAATAAACCGCTAGCTGAGATGAATTTTAACCTTCTCAGCAATGCGGTTATTATTCTGTATTATTTAGTGAGGCAGTGTCAACCAGATATGGTTGAATCTGAGTTTATGAAAATTGTTAACAAGTTAGATATCATTGTAGTCAAAGAAGCGGTAATCAAAGCTTTACAGTTGCGTCTAAAAAACTTCCCAGAGTCCAAGCTTCTGGAGCTTCTGAAGGAGGAAAATCAAGATTAGCTTGGGCGCAGATTTTTTATGAGTTGTCTTACAGCTTTGGCTGGGCACCTCCTACGATATTGAAGTTAACCATACAGCAGATGGTACACTACTATGAGGAAGCATTAGATTATCATGCAAAATTACCTAGAGCAGATCTTACTCTACAGAAACTTTTAATAGTAGTTGCCTCCGCTTTTGGAGTGGATTTAGATTTAGAAGGTTCCAATGAGGACTTGCAGAAGCAGTTAGCAAAGGTAGACTTTCCAGTACATAAGTCGAACATTACAGATGATGAACTGCATGCCTGGGGAGAAGATAAGTATCCACCCTTGGAGAAATGGTTATCAACCTATAGAAGTAGTCACGGAAAGAAGTAGTAATATGAGTCTTGTATCTTCAGTTACAGCAGGAGCAGGTGGAGCAACCAACATCGGTAAGTTAGTAACCTATGTTACGGCTGATATCGGTAACCTCAATAAGAATTTAGCTACAGCAGCTAAGTCTGTTGGAGATTACGTAGGTAAATCCGATAGTTGGCTTAAAAAGCATGAAGCTGCCTGGAGGCGTGTTACCACACAGATTACTATAGCGGGTGTAGCTATCACTGCTGTAATGGGAAAGATTATAGGTGCCTATGCTAGTTTTGATGAAGCTATGCGTATAGCTACTGCTGTATCAGATGTGACCGCAACACAGTATGAAGCTATGTCTGCAAAAGCTGTAGCTGCATCTAAGCGGTGGGGTTCTTCAGCAGATGCAAATGCCAAGGCTTTTTACTACCTAGGTTCAGCTGGTCTAACAGCTAGTGAGCAAATGGATGCTTTTAACCCTACAGTCATCATGGCTACAGCCGGTATGCTGAGTGCTGGAGAAGCTGCCAATATGTTAGTAAACACTATGAAAGGTTTTGATATACCCTTTACAGAATCTGCTCGTGTGGTGGACACACTAACACACGGTGCTATATCAGCTAATCATACCATGTACCAATTAGGTGAAGCTTTTCACTATGTGTCTGGTCTAGCTCATCAAACACATAACTCTGTAGCGGAGACGGCTGCTGCTTTAGGCTTTATGGCTGATATGGGTATTAAAGGATCTATGGCAGGTACTGTACTACGTAGAACTCTCATTAACTTAATGGCTCCTACAGGTGAGATTCACGATGCTTTTACACGATGGAATGTTGAAGTTTATGACATGAATGGTCGCATGAAGCCTCTAGTTGTTTTAATTGGTGAGCTTAATGATGCTTTACGTGGAGCATCTGAAGAACAGCGTAATCATGCTTACAGGGTCATATTCGGTGCTCGTGCTGTGTCTGGTATGGTTCGAGTAGTTCAACGTGGTAAAGATGAATTAGATGCATACGTTAGGTCACTTAACGAGTTAGGTGTGGCAGAAGAGGTTGCTAACAAACAAATGCTAGCTTTTAACAGACAACGTGCACGTCTCAATGCATACTGGGCTACCTTTGTGCGTTCCATTGGTGGATCTATGATACCAGCTTTGGAAAAGTTAATTAAAGTGCTCATTCCTATCACAGATACAATGAAGGAATGGGTAGAAGCTAATAAAACACTTACTGGTACGGTGATGTCAATTACAGCTATGGTAGGTATATTACTGTTAGCCTTAGGTTTAGGAGGTAAGGGACTCCTATTTATCATACAAGGAGTTACTATTGCTGTAGGTGGTTTAACTACAGCAATCCAATTTCTAACTGCCAAACTGATAGTACTGAAATTAGTATCGGCCACTTTCGCTGGAGTACTCACGGGGGTTCTCGTAGTAGCTTTACTAGCTATAGTTGCTGCGGTTGTTTATGTGAGAAACGAGATAAACAAGTTAAAGGGAGACATGGAAGCTTTCACTACATGGGCTAGGTCTTTACGAGATATCAATCGTGAAATTACGGCATCCAGGACTGCTCTCGATGAGTTTAAGGAAGATAATCACTCCTTAATGCAAAGTGATACCAAAGGTAGAGGTACCTCTCTAGGTGATAGAATAGAGCATTACAAAAAGGGTATAGCAGCTATTAAGGGCATGATGGAAGCAGAGCAGGCTGCTACGGATCACTTTATAAAGGAGAGGGACAGACTCCAAGATAAAGATGAAGAGAAAAACGCCAGAGAAATAGCTCATTTTGAGAAACGCATTTCTCGCCAAAAGCTAGAGCGTGAGGCATATCAATCGATGCTAGAGGATATGGAGTTTTATTTACTTCATTGGGAAGAGGTTAAAACAGACTTAGCCCAGAGAGATATTGAGCGATGGGAAAACAATCCTGCACATTTGTACCTTCAAGACCTGCGTGTGCAAATGGAAGATACGAGTAAGTATATTGCTGAAAACTTTGCACAGACATTGATTGGTACTGAGATGGCCATAGCTCAGGCATTTCGTAGTATGATTATGGACGCCACAAGCCTTAAAGATGCTATGCGAAGCATGGCATTAGCTATTATAGATTCCTTTGCCCAAATGGTAGCCCAAATGATTGCTAAGTGGTTAATGATGAAAGCGATTACTGGTTTAACTAATTTAATAAGGGGCTCTACAGGACAAATGGGTGCAGGAGAGTTAGACAACACTTGGACTGGAGTAGGCGAGGGAACTACGAATATGGCAAGTCTTGCGGATTCCTCAATTCGGTACGCTAGTGGTGGTATCGTTACAAGACCTACCCTAGCTATGATTGGTGAGGGTGGAGAATCTGAAGCAGTTATTCCTCTTAGTAAACTTAAACAATGGAATCAAGGCGGTGGAGTTACTATTAACATTAACAATCCATGGGATGGTCAATCCATAATGAAAGCCATTGATACTAGAGCTATACAAGCTGTATTACGCAATCGTGGAATGAATGGACCAATCCGTACAATGATACGAAAGAATTAAAATGGCATTAGTATGGAGTGACTATATTGTAGAAGAGCCAGAAATTGTAGAGACTGGACAGCTAGCTTTTAATGTTATAGTAACTAATTTTGAAAGTAAAAAGAAACAGCTTGCTTTGAAGTCTGCTACACCTGAGCAACACTGGACACTTAAATGGAAAATATTAGAGGATGAGCTTTTACATTCTATATTTCAATTTTATCTAGCCCATAGTGGTATTCTCACATCTTTTTATTGGTTACATCCATACGAAAAAACTATTTTAACAGAAGCTGGTGGAAGTGCAACGCATGTGCATGTAGCTAGAACATTGAATTGTATGGCTGGAGATACTATTTGTATTGATGGAACTGACTATACTATATCCACCGTAGATGATGCAAATAAAATCATTAATCTTACAGAGGCATGTAGTAAGGTAGATGCTTCTACAGTACAATTGAAGTATTTAGTTAGATTCACATCTGACCTTTCGTATAGTACTTTGAAGGCTTGGTTATATGGAGTTGGTTTAATATTCGAGAGGGTCATCTAGTGAAAATATTTAACGAAACATATTTAGGTAAGCTTCAAGCTGCCACTAACAAACCTAGACTTCTCTATGAAATAGAGTTGGATTCTGGTACGCTGTATCTAGCAGATGATGTTACCGATGTTACTTTTCCTACAGGTGGACAGCTTTATTCTGCTTTGGGTGTAAGTCATGAAGTTGCTCAGATAGGTGGTAGTGATTTTATTGATACCATGACTGTTCAGATAGATAATGTTAATGGTGTGCTGGGTCAGTATGTAGTTTATGAAGCTTTTAAAGGTAGAATACTTACTATAAAGCGTGTGTTTGCTGACTTGTTGGGCTCCTCTGATTACTCTGATGTTCTTTTTAAAGGAGCTATGCAGGAACCTATGGTGGATCAGTATAAGATATCCGTAGATGTGATAGCTGGTTATCATTTATCAAGAGTGGCACCCAGTAGAAGTTATTCAAGGCAATGTTCTTGGTTACTGGGTGAGAGAGGATGTTTCAAAGATATTTCAGCTTACGAGGTAGAGGAATCAAATGCTCCGGATAGCGGTAGTACGACTACGCTAGTTGATTCCAATTTAAGTGCAACTGAAAATGTTTATGTGGAAGGATTTTTAGAGTGTGATTTCGAAAGCGGAGATTTTAGTTGGACAGAAAAGAGACGTGTATCAGAGTATAACTATTCAACTAAGACTGTAACTGTATCCTTACCATTTTCAGTCAGTACGGCAACCGCAACTAGATTCAAAGTCGTTGCAGGATGCGATTTAACTTGGCAAACTTGCTATGATAGATACAGTAATCTGATGAATTTCGGAGGTTTTATTCATGTTCGATAATGAAGCTATCAAAAAGAAATGGATAGGAGTACCGCACCGTTTAGACGGTAAAGATGAAAGAGGTACAGATTGTGTAGGTATTATATATGTGCTGTATGCAGATGTGAATATTTATTTACCTGGTAGTTCGGTACATAAAACTAAAGACTTACCTTGGATACACAAGATGCTAGCATTATTACGACAGCAATTTGAGGTTACCCAAGCTCCTCATGAGATAGGAGACATAATGCTATACAGGTTACAACGAGCATACACTGACGAGTTACATTGTGGTTTTTATTTAGGAAACAATGAGCTCATACATATCTATGGAAGCAAAGGAGTCGTAGTGGAGTCCGTAAAAAGATGGCAATCACAGTTTATTAAGGCCTATAGGTTAAGGAGGCATAGATGCCCGCTGAAGTAGCAACCGCAGTAACAATATGGTCTGGAGTATCAGGTACAGTAGCTACAGCAGCCGTTTATTACGGTACTTATGCAGCTACTGTTATGGCTATGAGTTATGGTTTAAGCACAGCAGCTCAAGCGTTGCAGGGCAAACCTAGTACAGCTGGTGCAACTTCTCCTAATTTTGGACAAGACTATATAACCAATACTGAATCTACCTTATATCCTGTTCCTGTGGGATACGGTAGATTCAAAATGGGTGGTAACATCATTAGACGTCATATTTTTGGAGAAACAGATAGACGTCTCCATCTAGTTATAGGTTTATGTGAAGGTGAGATTGAAAGCATAGCTGATCCAGAATTGAACGATCGCTCTTGGGAGGAGCTTACGGTAGGTGTAAAGTTTGATCAAGTATTAAAGAGATATGGTACTTGGACACAAACTCCAGTGTATAGGCTTCTAGATGGTGTCTATACAGGAACTTGGTCAGGTGATACATTTACAACAGCTACTATTGCCATTACTGGTGTAGCTGACGTAGGCGATGGTTTGGTAGAACTAACTACTGATATAGACCATAATTACTTAGAAGCAGATGAAATTCGGTTAGCAGGTGTGGACCTACATGAGTATATAGACTATCCTGCTTGGGGTTACTATACCATTGAAGCAGTACTTGGTAGTAAAACATTCCGTATCAAGCATAGTTACGAAGGTACTGGTACAGGTACTTTGAATCCCAAACGTAACTTCAAAAATAAAGATGTGAATAGTTATTTTATTACCGATGATGGTATGTATAAGATTTTATCAAAAACTAGCACTACTGAAATCGTATG